GTGCTCGTAAGTATACGTGTAATCAGGTTGATCTTGATAAACCATATATATTTGCGGCGTATCGATTTAGTGTGAGTTCTCGCCCCAGAGGGTACTTCAACTACAAAACAATGGATTTGAACTTTCCTAATCTGCCTGCAGCAAAGGTCGAGTACAGGACTTCATTCGGTCCTTCATTTTTCGTGAAGGGTCAGATGAGTCTTTGTGACAATAGGGGGTTAACTGGTGCGGTGCGTAGGTTAACGTGCATCAGGGAGCCTTCTATTCCGGGTCTTTGTGAAGGGCTCAGGGATAACCAGTATGTTGTCTCTGTTTACCTTGGGGAGAGTTTAATTCATTGGATGAGAACAATGCAAGACAACCTACGTCTAATTTGTTCATCGAAACAAGATTCTGTAACCGAGCGTCGTATATGGACTGACCAACCACATGTCAAACGGGAACTTCGTAGAAGAACTCGTTATGAAATTTGGCGGGATGGTCCGTGTAAGACTGAGCTCCGGACACAAGTGGTGGATTATAAGTGCAAGACTGGCGAGATCATTAAGAGGGGTAAGTATCCAAGGGCTGTTGGTGACTTATCTGCTCCAGGCGCATCGGTGGCCGGTTACTTTATGGATTGGGTTAAGGAGGCCTTCTCTATACCTTATAGGGATGGTAAGTACACCTATACTTTCATAAAGCAGCCAGATCATAATGTTCTGCAGTCGGTCTTTCATGACCTAATCTATCCTACTGGGGTTCACTTGTTCTATTTTAGTGATGATAGTTGTATCAGTGCATTATGCTCTGATGGAAATTTCGTTGCCAATTTAGATATAAGTGCTTGTGACGGGTCGAATTTCGATCCCATTTTCAACATCCTCGAGTTCATAATGAGTGTGGATGATAGGTATAACGCGGATATCAAAGCTGTATTTGACCAGTTGGAATTGCCATGTGAGGTTAGAACCGTACATGACAAAATCTTGGCTAAGGCGGGTAGAGTAACACTAACTCCGAAAGGAAAAGTTCTCTATTCCGGCTCAGTCCTGACAACTAGTACTAACAATACTGCTAACATGGTATTCGGGCTATGCCTTAAGCGTATACTAGGACAACGCTCGTTCACTAAGAAAGAATTTGGAGATGCCGTCATTAAAGCTGGCGAGTGTGCTGGGTATATCTTCAAAATCGATATGTGCGATAACTACTCGGACATACAGTTTTTGAAGCACTCACCAGCTATGGTGGGGGGGGTTATTGTGCCCTTCTTGAATTTGGGTACTATGCTCCGATCACTCGGAACGTGTATAGGTGATTTGCCTGGTAAGAGGAAAAATCATCTGTATCAACGCGCTGAGATCTTCTACTCAGATGTTGTGAAATCTTATATACACGCGGGGAACACTAGTGTATTAAAGGCTTTGCAAACTAGGGTTATCAAGAAGACTTTTGGATTAAAGCATATACGGGGTGTGATACCTTATTTGAGGTCATCATGCCATATACCAATCGACATACCGGATGAGGAACTGACGAGAAGATACAAGGTTGGACCACAAGATATCCAGGAACTTGTGTTGTATCTAATCTCATCTAAGTTCGGAGAAATCATATCATTGCCAGTGGTGGACATGATCATGGCCAAAGATTATGGTTACTAAAATGTCGCATTAGACGATGCAAGGAGTTTGTTGCGTCTCTAATGTGTGTCTCTATTAAAAGGGACACCGGGACCTATCCCTTAAATAGGCAGGAACCCAACCCTGGATTGACCTCTATTTATGGTCGTCGCGTTGCTATACCCACTACACTCTTGGTGAGTATAGAGGCCTTAGGGATCAAGTACCTAACGGAAAATATGCCCAAAACCATTGCACGAGTTTGGGCTACTTGGAGTGTCAGCTTGCATTGCTGGTCCAAAAGTAGTTTATGGATTGAAAGACCCGCGGATTCGAAATAGGTCTATAAAGATGGGGTTATGCCCTGGTTCTCTTTGACGAGAACTGATCTCCGCG